TCGCTCCACACATATTGCAGGTTAAGGTTATCACCCCGATGGATAAGGATGAGTTCGGCAGACCTATTCCCGGCACAGGTGGTGAGAGCTGGCAGGATATATGCAGATGCCGTTGTGATGATGTGAGTGCGGAAAAGAAAGTATCTATCAATGGTGCTTTGTATGATTTCAAGTACAAGGTAGTCTTTGACAAGCCGTCAAAGGTTGAAGCAGGTGCAGAGGTTCGTTGTTTGAATGCCGATGGAAGCATAAGAGGTGAAGGAGTTGCTAAAAGCCCTTTGGAAACAAACTATTTTTCCTATAGAGTAATATGGTTGGAATAGATGCAGACTTTTCGGATGTTGACCAGTTCTTTGAGGACGGAACAAGCGAAGTCGTTGCTGGCATGAAAGAAGAGGGAGAGGCATTTGTTGAAGATGCAAAAGCTACCGGAAACTATCAAGACCACACAAAACATTTGAGAGAATCGAATGATTATGAGGTTAATGAAGATGGCTTAATTCTGAAAAACGAAGCTGATTATGCTTCATTCGTGGAATCCAAAGGATTTGAAGTTGCAGGAAGTGCAGCGATAAGGACAGAAAAAAGATTGAAAGATAGATTTGAACGATGATAGTAACCACCGACATAGGAAACATCCTCTACCGGGACTGCAAGATTTTCGGAATAGACATAGTACCAGCAGGAGAAACGCTGACGGGTGAATTGAAGTCCGAAAGGATTGTCATCCACACGAAGAAACAACAGCCGGGAACTTATTGGAAGAAATCTTTCGCAGAAGTGAATCTATGTGTACCCAATTTAAGCGAGAATGAAGCGAACACAATCCGGCTTAACGAACTTGAAAGAAAGGCTGGCAAGCTGTTTGATGATGTAGTAAGCACCTATGATGGTATGACATATCGTTACTCTATTGATTCTATCGGTACAGAAGCGGACACAGCTTTGAAGTGTCATTATGTGAATGTGAGAATTTTGTTTAATGTATTAAATGTAAAATGATATGATTACAGCAGTAGAAATTGACGAACTGTATTATGCAGAACCGATTAAAACGGTTACTACTCCAGCTGCCGGATTAACAGGCGCAGAAGTAGCCACCATCTTGAAAAACGCAGCAACGAAGCGGGTCAAGAATGTGCATGGTGACACGTATCAATACGAAGAAGCAGAGGCAAGTGTAACTCGTTACAAAAACGCTTTGACTGGTGAGTACTACCGGGAAACGTCTGAACCGGGTGAGGTGAAAATCAACTTCACCATTGGTGAGTATGATTATGCTACAAAGGCTGATTTACAAGGTGGTAAAGCCACAGAAAAGAATTGGGAAAGAGGCAAGTATAAGCCTATTCATAAATGTGTGATTGGTAAAACCAAAGACGGAGTTTATGTTGTGTTTCCGAAAGCGGCTATCAATGCCCGTGGCTCTAATACCGATAAGGCTGTCGGATTGGCTGTTTCGGCCGTTCCCCTTTCCACAGGTGTAGATGGATTGGCTTCCGAAAAGTGGTTTGACGAATCGGAAGTTGTAGTGCCGGAAGGTTGATAATTTTTCAGTAAAAGGATTGTTTTCAGATGGCGGTGGGTGGTTGCTCACCGCCTTTTTAATTTAATGTTATGAATAATCAAGCAGCAAAAACGGTTTCTGATGCCCTATTAGGGCTGGATTTTAAAAATGTAGGGATAGGTGGAATCGTTTATACCATCAAACCGCCTACAATTAAAGTTATCTGTCGTGCCATTCATCATTTTTCCAATATCGCCCTGCGAGGAGATAATATCATGGAGGCTATTAAAGAGCTTCCTAAAGCTACTGAAGATATGCTGAAAGGTATTTCATGCTTCATCTGCGGGAATGATAGTTTGGTCAAAGAATTGGAGAACGGCACTTTTGAAGAAGTCAAAGATGCCTTGGAAGTCTGTTTCTCTATGATGGATATTTCGGCTTTTCAGTGTGTCAGCTCGATGAGGAACGTGTCGATGCTGGCAGCAAGACCGAAACAGTAGGAAACGCAACGTTCTTCGGGCAGATAGCCCATTTGATTGACACGCTTCATCTGAGTTATACAGAAGTGTTTGAGGTTATCCCTTATCGGAATTTGCTGATGATGCAACGGGATAAATTACACGCAGTATATGGTGGTCAAAAAGTGAATAGAATCAGTGGTAAGGAATTGGCTAATCGTAGGAAAAAGAAATAGATATGGCGAAATTATATTTTAAGGTAGGTAGTGACTGGGAAGAAGTTGTAAGACTTCGTAATGAAATTGCAAAATTAAAGCAGGAGTTAATGAGCATGGATGGCACGCAGTCTCCTGCTGCTTTCAAGGCTTTAAATGTTCAACTTGCTGCATCTAATCAAAGGTTGGATGAGTTGGTAACTAATGCCGCTAAAGCTGGAGCAGAGATGGAAACGGGATTCAAAAAAGGTATATACGATGGCGAAAAAGCTGTCAATTCCTTATCCGAAGAGATCATTAAACAAAAAGACATCATACGTGAGACACAGAATGATGTTTCAATGCTTACAGAACAATATAAGAAATTAGGAAAGTACGACCCTAAAAGACAATCTTTATCAGATGAATTAAACCGTGCAAAGGCAGCATTAGGAGAACAAAAGTATGCTCTTGGTGAATTACAATCACAACAAGCTCTTGCAAGATTATCTACCAAAGCTCTAAAGGATGAATACGCTTTGTTCAAGGATGAAAGCAAGGCTGTTGTTACCGTTAATGAAGGTGTAGGAGTCTCATTCAAGAAGACACTTGCTGCTATTGGTGGAATCGCAATGTTGAAACAAGTTGCTTCAAATGTAGTATCAACAGCTGGAATGTTTCAAAAGTATGAATCTGTATTAACTAATGCTCTGAATGGTAGTTCCGAAAAAGCAAAAGCATATCTATCTGACATAAATAGCTTTGCCGCAAAAACAAACTTCCAACTTGATGAACTGACGGATGATTTTATAAAATTCGTCAATCGTGGTATCACTCCTTCGATGGATGCCATGAAAAAAATGGGAGATTTTACCAATACAGTAGCAAAACCTTTCGACCAGCTAACAGAGGCGATACTTGATATAAATAATCCAGAGCGTTGGAAAGAGTTCGGTGTTCGTGTTCAAACAGAAGGGAATAAAGTTAAGCTTTCGTTCCGTGATATGACAGTTGAATGTGACCGAACAGTTGAATCTGTAATGAAAGCCGTTGAACAATTTGGCTCAATGAAAGGCGTTGAAGGCTCTACGGAAGCTATTGCAAAGACTATTGAGGGACAAATGTCAAACTTTGAAGATACAATAACTACTGCTTTGGCTGAGATAGGACTTACTAATCAAAATTTGATTTCAGGAAGTATATCTGTTGCTGATACTGTAGTTAAGAACTACGAAGTTATAGGGCAAAGTGTATTGGCTCTCGTTTCAATATATGGTGTTTATAGAACTGGGCTATTGGTGAACTCCATTGTTGAGCAAGGATTTACAAAGGCTATATGGGGAAAGGTTGCAGCAACCAAAGCTGCTACTGTTGCTCAAGCTACATATAACAAAGTTCTCGCAATGAATCCTTATGTATTAGCTGGAACTGCCATAGTTTCTCTTGGGATTGCTATGTGGACATTGGCAGATAATACATCCATTGCTGAAAAGGCACAAGAGCGTTTCAACAAGAAACAAGAAGAGTCGGCAAAACAAGAGAAAGAACGTAAACAAAAAATAGAGGGTCTTATTCAAAGCTCTCGTGATATTGCTTTGGCTGATTTGCAACGTGGGCAAAGTTTGGCAGAATTACGCAAGGAATACCCGAAGATATTCTCCCAGTACGACATAGAGAGCATCAAGTTAGCGGATATTCTTGAACTTAAAAGGCAGATTGCCGAGGAAGATTCAAAACGAGCCGGAGAAAGAGTTGCAAAAGATTTTGAAGCAGCTAATAAAGCGGTTTCTGATTATGAAAACACACTTTCCGCAAAACAAATTAATGGTGGGAAACTAACCCAGCAGGAAATTAGCAAACTAAAGGAACTTCGTTTTTACAGAGACGAATTTCTTGTTGAGAGAGGAAAGGGTATATCAGAGCAATTCATATCAAGCTTGAAAGATGTTGATATTAGCAAGTTTGACGAATATATTTCTGAACTTGAAAAACGAATCAAAGGAAAAGATGGGAATGGAAAAGTAAAGATGAAACTTCCAATTGACGTGGAAGGTTCTTTGTCTGATGAAGCAATTTATGAGGTAAAAGACATTAAAAATCTTATAGATACGGCTAAATCAACAAAACAAACCCGTATTGAAACCGAAAAGAATAAGACTACTTACCAACAAGACCTTGCAGCAGCTAAAGCCGATTGGGAAAAGGCAAAGAAAGGTTATGAAGTATTACTTAAAGACCAAGAAGCTACATCGGAGCAGGTGAAAGATGCCAAAGGCAAGATGGAAGCTGCCGAAAAGAAATATAAAGACTTAGGAGGAATTACTGGAAGCTCGTTGACTAAGCAGGAAAATCAAGCCAAGAAAGAAGCCGCCAAGCAACTCAAACAGCAAGAACTGCTTGCCGAACAACTCCTTTCCATTCGTCGGAAAAACCAGCAGGATGAAATCAACCTCATGGAGGATGGTACTGAAAAGAAGCTGGCTCAGATTGACTTGGACTATCGAAAAGAACTGGATGCTATTAAAAAACAGCGCAAGGATTGGGAAACGGAGCAAGGTGGAAAACTGACAGATAAACAAGAGGAGAAACTTGGCACATGGGCTTCTAATGCCGCTAAAAAAAGAGAAAGCGATATTGATTCAACAAGTAAAGCCAAACTTGAAGCCGACAAAAAAGCATGGCAGGAGTATTTCATTGAGTTCGGCAACTACCAGGAAAAGCGCAAAAATCTTATTCAGAAGTACAATGACGAGATAGCCAAACTGCAAACCGACAGCCCGGAGTACGCTTCCAAGGTAGCCCAAAAGAACAAGGCTCTTGAACAGCTTGATGAACAGTTCGGTCACTCCACAAAGGCGATGGCAGACCTCTTTGAAGATGCCAGCAATAAGTCCGTTTCCGCTATTCAGTCCATCATTGACAAATACGAAACCCTTGTCAAGTACATGTCCGGTACTGATAAAGACATTTCTATTGCTGATTTGAAAGGAATGGGCTTTACCGATAAAGACATTGAAGGGATAGAAAAAGGGGAAATATCCATCAAGGATGTTACAGACGCAATCAAAGGGTTAAAGGATGAACTTAAAGGCAAATCACCGTGGCAGGCTTTCGTCTCTGACTTGGGGAAAGGG